ATGTCTCCTTTATCACCAAATTTTTTATTACGTTTATCAATGGCTGGTTTTAAATTTTTCTTTGATGCTTCAATATATTTGTCTGATGCTTTGTTTAAACTATCTACAAATTTTGGTTCATCTGCAAACCATATAGGACATTTAAAAAATTCTTCTAATTGTAATTGTTGAGGATAACCTGCAACTTCTTTTTTTACTTTTTGTTTTCTAGCTTTAGCTTTTTTCTTTTTCATATTTCTCCTTTATTGAAATGGATATCCTAAATTCCAGATAACCAAACTGTTTCTTTCCCCACTTTTAACTGGACATACTCTATGCCATACAAAAGAAGGAAACACAACCAATGATCCTTTAGGTAGTATTTCTGTACATTTTTTAATGTTAGGTTTTTTATCTGGATCCATGTTTCTAAAATCAAATTCTAACTCACCACCTTTATAATCTTTAGGGTCAGATAAAGTAACGGTTACAGATAATTTTCTAATCTTACCATGTGATGGATCACCTTGTTGTCGTTGATAAGGTTGGTCCCAACTATCACAATGCCAATCATAATACTGGCCTTTTTTATATTTTGTAAATTGACAAGACTCAGAATAATCCCAATTAAAATTCCAACCTGCTGATGCATTTGCTTGATGTATGTAAGGTTGAATTTCTTTATATACCCATCTATCATTCATCCAAACAATATCTGAATCTCTTTTCTTTTTTAAATCTGTAACTTGTTTTTTATTTAATTTTTTAGAATCACCATAACCACCAGTGACTGCCATTTGTTCTTGAAGTTGTTTTCCGTATTTAGAAATATCATCACAGATACGCTCTGGGATTGCGGATTTAAAATACCAATAATAATTTGTTAAGTTCATATGTCTTTATGAAATTAATATAACAGTTATACTATAGTTGTCAATTATTGAAATTTATATCTAATAATAACAACACCTGGACCACCATTTGCAGGACCTGGACCACTACCTGCACCACCACCTGTATTAGCTACACCTGGTACGTCGTCTCCTCCACCACCAAAACCTATTGGAGAACCAGCAGGACCTGAACAACTTTTTCCATTTCCACCACCAGCTCTTCCAACAGGACTTCCTGTAATAGAAGAAGTTGCACCTGCTCCACCTTTACCAGCAGGACCTGCACTAGATCCATTTCCACCTGTAGCACCAACAGCAGTTGCACCACCTCCACCACCACCTGAAAAATATACGCAACCTTGATGGTGTCCACCACCACCAGCACTACCTTGTGGAGGACTTGTTGGAGGAGTGTTTCCTGCACCCCCTGCTCCTGGTCCTGGCGGTGGTGCTGGCGCAGCTCCTCCACCTCCTGATCCTCCAGTTGCTCCATTCATAAAAATTGGTTGAGGAGTACAGGCACTAAATTGACCACCACCTCCACCCCCTGTTGATGTAATTGATGAAAAGACTGAATTTGCTCCATTTCTATTAGTAGATGCAGTGTCTGTAGCACCTGTTCCACCACCACCAACTGTAACTGTATAAGTTTGTTTAGAAACAGATAATGCAGGAACACCTGATCCAAGAGGTGATACAGTATAACAACCAGAAGCAGCACCAGAGGATTCTCTATATCCACCTGCTCCACCTCCACCACCATTTCTACCACCACCACCTCCACCACCTATTACTAAGTAATCTACTGTTGTTGAACCAGCAGGAGTTCCTGCTTCACTAACCACAAAATTACCTGATGCATTAAATACATGAATTTTAAAATCACCACAAGTTGTAATTGTTCCACCTGTTGCAGTAACAAAATTAGGGGGAGTTTCTGGCCATGTTCCTTGAGACCTGGCACTAAATTGACTTTGCATTGACCACACACCACTTGCTTTGTTTAATTCTTTTATAACGACAACTCCTGGACCGCCAGCAGCACCTTTTCTTGCAGGAGACGTGGGTCCGTTTGAACCTGGTCCACCTCCACCTCCGCCCCCAGTGTTAGTTGTTCCTACCGTAGCAGCTCCTGCATTATTAGCACCTGCACCCCCACCGCCTGGTCCACCTGTTCCACCTGATGGAGTACTATTAGAGCCACCACCCCCACCTCCAGCAAAAACTGAACATGTTGGTCCTATGTTTCCATAATCGGAACTTACGTCTGTCCCTGATCCTCCATCTCCACTAATAAAAGGACTGCCTGAAGAACTTTCTCCTACTGATCCAGCCCCACCGCCTCCAGCACCTTGAATAGTACACGCATTACGAGTACTACTTCCGCCTGCATTACCTTGACCTGCTACACCACCGCCACCAGATTTAGCCGGTGTTGGATTTGAACCAGTGTTTGTAGCCCCACCACCAGAACCACCGCAAGCGCCAGTATTAATAGGTGCACCATTAGAACCTCCACCGCCTCCGCCACATGACGTGTAAGTAGCATCATTTCCTACAATATTACTAGCTCCACCATTAGATCCTCTAGCTGTTGGTCCGTCTCCGCCTGCACCACCTCCTCCAACTGTTATTGGAACTGCAGCACTACCATTAACAGGTATATCTGTTATATTTCTTAAACCACCAGCTCCGCCACCACCACCACCATCGTGACCTCCGCCTCCACCTCCAGCAACAACAAGAGTATTAACAAGTCTTGTGCCTGGTTGTGTTGTAATATTTCCTGTAGATGTTTTAGTAGTAACCGTACACTTCCCGAAAGAAGTTTTATTTGTTTTACCGATTATACCGCCATTTGATCTGGCCATTTGAGTCTCCTATTCGGACACCCAAGCTGTGCCATTCCAATTATATTTGGTAGGTGTTTCTGATGTGTCGTTTGATTTAACCGCTTCCCAACCTTGTGTGTTGTCAGCATTGTATTTTGTTTCGTTCCAAGAAATCATATATCTAACATCACCTTCTTCTGTAACTGTTGGATAAGTTATGGGTGCTTGCCAATCGTCACTTGCATCAAGTGACCATGAAGCATAAGGTTGTTGACTTAAAAATTTATCTTTTACAGGATCATAAATCATTCCGATTCCTGCGTATTGTTTTCTAAAATTATGATTGTAAGAAGTTTGTTTCCAAATTCCACCTTTGAAAAAATTAATACACCATGTTTCACCATCAGCGTGCATGTCTGAAGGAACGCAATCGTTTCCTACTACTACAACTCTTTCAACAACTTGATGAGTATCAGATGTAAATCCTGTTGGATCTGGTTTTGTTTTTAATTCTGCGAAATGTGCCATATTTTTATCTCCTTAGTGTTTAAATTATAATTTAGTTTTAACTTATTGTCAACGTTCCTGATACAGTAAATGATGCTACTTTGCATCCTCCAGCTGGTCCTGGTAATGTTGCAATACTATTAGTTCCTGGTGCTACACTTGCACCTGTTGATCCGGGTACACGTACTACAACGATTCCTGAACCACCATTTGATCCTGGTGAAAATATACCACCACTACCAGCTCCACCACCAGTATTTACAGTTCCTGCATCTCCAGCAGTAGAATTATCTTTTGATCCGTTACCTCCACCACCAGCTCCACCAGATCCAGTAGAACCACTTGCACCACATCTTTTTCCACCACCTCCACCACCAGCGTATGAAACATCAGAATTTGTAATTGTGTTTGGTGCTCCTGCTCCTCCTGGTCCACCAGCTCCTGAGCTAGCATTAGAACCAGCAGCGGTTGCTCCACCACCTCCACCTGCAGCATTGTTAGCAGCGTTAGGACTAGGGAATCCATTACCACCATTATTACCTTGTGATGGATCTGTGGGAGGTGTATTACCAGATGCTCCAGATGAACTAAAAGCTCCTCCACCACCTGATCCTCCAGCAACTCCATTTCTACTACCACCTCCACCTGGTGCTCCACCACCACCTCCACCACCAGCTGATGTTATTGTACTAAATACTGAATTATTACCACTACCACCATCTCTTGGTCCACAAGTAACACCTGCTGCACCACCAGCACCGACAGTAATACTATATGGCCCTGGACTTATAAATAATGCGTTTCCTTGTAAAGGACTTGGTCCATATCCTGATGCACGATAACCTCCAGCTCCACCAGCTCCTGCTGGGTTTTCAGAAAAACCTGATCCACCACCACCAGCGACTACTAAATAATTTGCTTGAACAACATTTGGATCTCCATCAGCGATTGTTAAACATCCTGATGCTGTAAAACTTGCTATTTGATCAACACCACCTGCTGGATTTCCAGAATAAGAAACTGATCCACCTGGTGTTGTTGTTAATACAACTCCTTGACCTGCATTTGCTCTTGCGATAACGATACCTGAACCGCCTGCTCCTGACGTGTTTGGAGTACATTGACCACCTGCACCACCTCCACCGCCTCCAGTGTTAACAGTTCCTGCAATACCTGGTGTAGAACTACCTGCTCCTGCTCCCCCTCCACCAGCTCCGCCAGATTTACCTACAGGTTGACATTTACGAGATGAACCACCACCTCCACCTGCATACGTTACAGCTGAACCAGTAATTGAGTTAGGAGCACCTGCTCCACCATTACCACCATCAGATGCTGCAGCTGTTGCTCCACCTCCTGATCCACCAAAGTCATTAGCATCAGGACTAGCATTTACACCTTTACCCCCTGCATTACCTTCAGGTGGGTCAAAGGAACCAGCATTACCTGAGCCTCCAGTTGAACAAGAAGCAACTCTTGATCCACCACCTCCAGATCCTCCTGGATTTCCAGATGTAGTAGGGGCAGCTGGACTTCCAGCTCCTGCTCCACCACCTGTTGATGTTATTATTCCTAAACTTGAATTGTTTCCATTAGTAGAACCTCCTCCTGGAGAACCACTACTTCCACCAGCTCCAACTGTAACTGCGTATGTTCCTAAACTTAATTCTTGTGCTGATCCTTGTAAAGGACTTGGGCCATAACCAGAAGCTCTATAACCTCCTGCACCACCACCACCATCACTACACCCATTTACTAAACCATTATTAAAACCACCACTACCACCACCAGCGACGACCATATAATCTATGTTTGCTGTTCTTGATGGCCATGTGCCATCTTCCAATGCTTCTAATTGAGCATCAAGACTCCAGACTCCTGAAGCCTTATCTAATTCTTTTACTATAACTATTCCTGAACCACCATTTGCTCCAGGTCCAGGTGTGGGATATGCTCCTTCTCCACCGCCTCCACCACCTGTATTGGCAGTTCCAGCAACTGCTCCACAAGGGTTTCTTCCTCCTGCTCCACCACCACCAGTTCCACCAGCTCCCTTAGAACCAGTTTGTCTACTATCAGATCCACCGCCACCACCTCCAGCGTACACCCCTGAATTTGGTGTTCCTGGAAAAGTTGGACTTATGTCTAATCCTGCACCACCAGGTCCTGAATTATAACTTGATCCGCATTTGACAGCTGCACCTCCTGCAGCTCCAGCTCCGCCACCACCTGATGCAAGAGCAAAACTTCCTGGTCCTGCAGTTCCTAAACCACCAGGATTTCCTTGACATGCTGTTCCTACTCCTGCATTTGACGCGGGAGGAGTTACAGAACATCCTACTAATTTTATTTGTCCACAACCGTCTACAGTTGCTCCACCACCCGAACCTCCAGGTGCGCAACCACTTCCACCAGGAGCAGGTCCTGTACCACCACCGCCACCAGTAGCTGTATATGTTGTTCCGCATGCTGCTAAAGAAGATGCACAACCTCTTACACCAGCATCACTGTTTCCAGCTCCACCACCACCAATTGTAGCTGTTACAGTTCCTGATGCATTTACTTCTGTGTTTAATAAACCACCTGCACCACCACCTCCACGGTCACCGCCACCACCACCACCAGCTACAATAGCTGTTCTAATAACTTTTGTGCTTGATTGAAGTGTGATATCTCCTGATGATGTTTTTGATGTTATTTTATTCTTACCAAAAGATGTTACGTTGACTGGTCCAATTATTCCGCCATTTCCTTGCGCCATAATTTAAACCTCCTAAGCGTCGTCTATAACTTCATAAGATATAACTAGATCTAAGTCCGATGCTGCACTTGCGCCACCTTTAAGTACGTCTGCTTCCATTAAATATATTGGAGTGTCCAATAAAACTAGTGTAGCATCCGCTGGTACTGAAACTGTTTTTGCTATAAAAAAAGTTCCTGAAGTGTCGAAGTTTGTAACACCTGCTGATGTGAAGTTAGACTTTACGATTGATAATGATACATCTGCTGCATTCGTTCCGTCAACGTTTGCACATGTAATT